TTTTTACATCATGGCGATGGTGGGGGTGTTCTCATGAAAATAAATAAAGATCTACATTTTTTAAAACTACAATGTCAGAAGCTTAAAATGTCGAGAAGAAATAGACATGTCTATTTTAAAAATTGCCGAGAGGATTTCGCAAATAATAATTTTATAGATTGGCATTTAAAAAGTTTAGCGGGTCAGGTGAGTTATAGTAGTACAACTGTAGGTTGTAACTACGGATATCATTATGAGCCGTTACCATCACTAAGTCAAATTGAAGGATCATTTGAGGGGTAACTATGTTAGATAAATCAGATCAATTGCATGATGATACTATCGAGGACATCATGCAAGAAATCAGGGATCTCAGGGACGCTGATTTTCATGTTTGTAAATACAGTGAATGGCAAGCCAAAGGCGAGCCTGACACTGATGAGGATACAACTTGTACTTGTGGAGAGTTTGATAGGGTGATTGATAAACTTGAAGCACTAAAATATGGGAGGTAGCTATGGAAGAAGGACAAGCAGAGATAAAGATACGATTAAAAAAAGGTAAGATCACAGTAATACATCCTGAGGGTAATTTTAAGCTTGCAGAATGGATCGCGAGCAAAGGGGATTGGAATAGACTTTGGGATGTGATCGATAAGATGGTTAAAGATAATCAGGGCATCCGCGCGGGTAAGTAGATTAGAATGATTCTAAACTACTACAACCTGAGATTGAATAAAGGTGCGACAATAATGTCCTTGATTATCTTAATTAGATGGGATATGGTGGGTTATGTTTAATAAATTAAAAAATATAAATACAGGAGAAAAAAATATGTCGGAACAAAAAAAGTTTCAAGATTATACAGACGGGCAGATGGCTAGAGAAATCATGATGAATGCTTTAGCTGAGGCCTTAGACACTAACAACAGTCAAGTTAGAACTGAGTTAGAACAAATCGGGGATGAGTATTCAGAGGCTAAGATGATGAGAGTAAGAAAAATTTTAGCCCGAATGGTCCACAAAGTGTTTTTCAAATATGGACACAAGGCAGATTTCGATATGAGCGGATCGCCATTAATATCAATATTTGATGAATACGAGTGGGAACAACCAAAATAACAATGGAGGCGGGGGCGCAAGCCCCCAAACAACAGAGAGGAAAAGATGAACATAAAACAAATAGAAAAAGAAATAATAAAAGCAATTAAGATTGAGGCTGAAATACCTTTACAAAGTGCAGAAGGTTATAAAGACCTAATCAAGTTTGTAAAAAAACTATTTAAAGAATACAGAGAGGGGCAATCATGAAAATAAATAACTATAATGCAGTTGGAATTGCTGAAGGTTTTATTGAATGTAAAGACCAAAAAACAATCAATAAAGCCTGGCAACATTTAATAGATACGGGCCTAGCCTGGAATTTGCAGGGTTGGTTTGGGAGGACCGCAGAGAGTTTAATTAAACAAGGCATATGTAAAAAAAGAAAGAGAGGAGTAAAACAATGATGGATATAGATACTATTGTTGCATTAAATAAAGAGGCAGGCAATAAAGCAAAAAGACACGGAATGAAACCTACGACTTTTACAGAAAGTGGGATTTCTAAAATTAAAGATGGTCAAATCGAATGCTTGAGGGATATAGTGAATATCGGAAACTATACCCCAAAAGGTTGGAGACGGTTTGATGTTAATAAATGGGTTGAAGAATGGGATCTACCATATTCATTTAAATTTTTGGATAAAGGGGGTCTATTTGTTGATAGTTCGGGGTTTGGTTCAGACAATGAACCCGCGCTAACGGTGGACCAATTATTAGATGTGATGGCTCAATTACTAACTCAGAGATCAGATTTAGGTTTTGGCATTATATCAGAGGGGCAATTTCAAATTACAATAGGAGTATTTGAGAATGTCAGAGTTAATTGAGATGTTTTTTGGATTTGTAGCATTCATAATTTTTATAATTCTTCTTGTAGCCTATTTAGGCTACAAGGGAGTTGAGGAGGTTATCGAGCAGAAAAATTTAGAATATCAAATACGTTTAAAAAAATCTTTTGATAAACAAAAAGAAAGAGAGGGAAAATGAAAACCTTTAACATAACATTTGTTGAAGAAACTAAATCACAAGTTAGGATAGAAGCTGAAACACTAGAAAAAGCAAAAGAAATCGTGAATAGTGGTAATTTTTCTGGAGATGAAATAATAGACAGAGATCACTTTGAAATTACAGATGCGTATGAGGACGAAGGAGAGGACCAATGATACTTGATGATAATATAGTTGATAAACAAATGGTGGAAAAAGAAAACTTTGATGGGTTGAACTATGCTAGGGACAATGGAGTTTGGTTTGATAAACAAAATGGTAATTCAATTTGCCTTGCATTTTGTAATAATAAACATACGGCTCAAGCAGTGGCAGAGGCATTAAATCTATTAGATAACATAGAAGGGGATGGAATAACGCTAAAAAAATAGTTTGCAATTTTAGTGTCTTATGATATCTTATGGGAGGAGGAAAAGAAAAAATGAAATATAAAATCAATGTAAATGAAAAAGATATAAAAAACGGAATTCCGTCTAATTGTAATGCTTGTGCAATCTCTCAAGCATTGAGGAGGGAATTTAATACTGATGAAACTTATACGATGATTGATGACGCAACGGGAGATGTGTCTATAGAAATAGATGACAAAAAATTTCAAGTTAATCATATGCACGAAAGTGATGTTGCAGATTTTATCTATGACTTTGATCAAGAGGATGGATGGTCAAAAGTAAAACCAATGACTTTTGAAATTATAGAGAGGTCAGCATGATGAAATTTAAAATCAATGTAAATGAAGAAGATATAAAAAATGGAATACCTTCAGATTGTAGGGCTTGTGCAATCTCTCAGGCATTGAGGAGGGAATTTAATACTGAGGAAACTAAAACAACGATAAGTGATGAAACGGGGGATGTGTGTATAGAAATAGATGATAGGAAATTCCAAGTTAATCATATGCACGAAAGCGATGTTGCAGATTTTATCTTTGACTTTGATAATTATGCGAATGATTATTTTAACAACTTAGTTCCTAGAGAGTTAAAACCAATTTCTTTTGAAATCATAGAAAGGTCAGCATGATGAAAAAATATACCAAAAAAGATT